TGGAAACAGGCATGTCACAGAGACTTCGCCCGGATCGACGAGATCGCTTGGGACAAATTCTTTGTACGACGTTGTGTCCAAGGTCGACTTTTCCAAGTCATCTACGGTCCAAGTCGGTAACTGGATGGAACGGATTTTGGCAGCGAACGTCGTGCTGGAAAAGCTGATCGTTGCACCTGCGCCTGTGTCGGCATGTGTTTCGGTGATTGGCATCCGAAGGACTCCTATTGATCATAAAACGAGACGAGAAATTCTAAAACAGTCAGATACCGGCGGTCGTCCCCACCATCGGTAGCCAGTTCGGTTGAAGTGCGTGGTCCGCTTGAAACCATGCAGTCAAAAATGTTGACGCCTCCGTAGACTCCACGCAGTCTCTGAGTGGGTCCAGCAGTGTAGTCTAGGATCGTATCTGCGAGCGTTTGCGACTGTGACCTTGTATTTGCGTAGCACTCAATTTCAATCCTAGCGACACCAAATCCGCCGCGCCCCCAGTCCGCAGTCCCACCGCTAGAGATGATGTGCTCATTGCGCGTTGTCATAGTCATGTAGGTGCAGGCAGGCAGATCGCAATTCTGCGCTAATTCGTCAGGATAAAAACGTGCAGCAGTCCCAGAGCCAATAAGCGAAGTAATCGCGGTTCCAGTGTTATTCAGCAAATACGTTCTCATCGCAGCGGCTGGGCTCATTTCTTCATGCTCTGCTCAAAGGCGTTATTGACTTCAGACATAAGCATCCCGACGATCCTTGGCGTTTCAGTATCGTTGATCATTTTGGCAACCCAAATCTTTGTCTTTCGTCTCTTCCTGTAATTTTTACTTCCTTCTTTTGCCCAGAAAGACATCATGCGATCGGTGGTTCCCATGTAATCAAAAAACATTTTATTGCCTGGGCTTTTTCCTCCGCGATCGGTCAACTCAGGACCGACAAATACCGATGTGTTAACGCGATCCCAAGGACGAATAGCAAAGTCGATCGACGCGACAATATCAGGAACGCCGGCCCATTTTGCTTTGTGTGACCTAGACTGCTTTGCACGATCCTCATCGTTACCCATGGGTACTTTGGCGTAAAAAGCCCTACGCAGTTCGTTGGCTGCTTTCGGGATAGCAGTCTTCCGAAGCTGTGCTGCAATCTGACGTGGCAGCAATTCAACTTTTTGAATCGCTCGATGGACTTCCGCCATATCCATTGCGATGCGAAACTTTGCCTTCGTCATGCAACACCTTCATTATTGACGACATTGCAGTGTAATTCCAAATACCGCTTTTGCCCGGCAACCTGTCGGACGTTAGTGATGCCATAGTACTGACCATCGAAATAGACGCGCATCAGCGGGGAATACCCTGGAAGATAGCGAACCGTAAAAACAGCCTGGGCCTGTGCCTCGAGCTGAGATCCTCGCAGGTTTTCACCGCCTCGCCTATCACTAAACATGGCAGGGACATTGCTGGCAAAGCTACTCCAAGTCCTGGTAGGCTGTCCGGTGGTGGTGTCAGCGGTCTCGACCATTTGCTGGACGATAATGCGGTGCCTCATGGCTCCAAGCGAAATGTTGCGTTGCCCTTGATAGATGGTCATGGATAGTTTGGCCTCGCAAATCGTGCCAATAAGTATTCGTACGCACCAGCCAATTTAATGTTGTCGGCAATAGATTCGCCTCGATGCTCAAACAGGGTGGTCGCCATCAGCAGCATGGCTTGCTTATGAATTTGAGGAACGCCGCTAGCAGTTGCCGAATACCCAGTAACATAACGTATCTCCACAGCGTCCCAGCGATCTGCCAAATCGGGCCAATCCTGATTGTACTTAAGTAGTATTCGGCTATTTCCGCCGGGCACAGTTCCGGTTGCACCATCGAGAGCATAAACGCTCGTCGATAAGGTCTGCAGTGTGTTTCCTGCGTCGTAATACTTAAAGTGTGTAATCGATGAGATCGGCCTATGATGCAAATCGATGTAATCACCATGAAGCTGATCTAGCGTCATGTTCCATGTTTCGTACGTCATTTTTTGCTGTGTGTCGTGCTCGTACACCTGCGTTACGGAGTACACGATATTTTGCAACAGCTCGTCATGAGCAGTATCGACGTCCGCGATTTGCAATTGCGCTTTCACCTCGCCAACCGTGAGAGGCCAAGAGGTCTTATCGGTGACCTGCGTAAGACTGGTATATGCATTGCGTAGTGGCTTGAGTCTTGGGTTATCCAACTTCCTCTTCCTTTGCTGCAATCGCTAAATGAGTTTCCTGATCACCGCCGCTCGACCACTGCTTCCAGGCCTTCGGATACATGTGCACAATTTGCATGTTCTGATCGTGAATCGCTACCATCTCCTCCATGTGCCCGATGCAAACATTCGGGTCGACATAAACAGAGTTCCCGCAAGCGCCCCAGGCTTTCCAGAAATAAATGTCGTCGTCAATTTTACCACTATCGTCTTCCCAGTCGCCTTCAGTGCCAGGAGTCGACCAAAACCAAGGTTTCGGCATTTCAGCAAGTTTGTTTAAGCGTATGGCTGTCAAGCCGAAGTGTGCGGTGGATACCTTTAATGGGGCACCGTCCCAAACAACTTCTTTCTCTCCGCTTATTGTCATTAGTGGGAAGTGCTGCCCGCGCCGAGCCTGCATCGCAGCACATGCGTCGATGTGAGGATTGTTTGCCATGACTTGCAAAAGTTTCATGATGTCTTTGCCCGTAAAGACGCTATCAAAGTCAATGGTGATTGCGAGATCGATTCCAGCCTTGATCCCGCGATCAAATAGTCGCTGCATACATTGTCCGTAAAAAACTCCTTGTGCAGTTTGCAGTGGAATTCCGATTTCGCGAAGAGCGGCATCGATCACATTCCTGCAGTACACGTTTTCGTATCTTGGCAGCGTCATCATTGCCGCTACCTTAAATTCAGTGCTTTCACTCATAGTCAGCCTTTCACAACCATTGGGTGAGTATCTAAAACAGCAAAAAGATCCCAAGCAACAAGCTTAATTAGGTAATTTCGTTCCGTAAGCCACTGAATAATGTAGCTTATGGATTCCGGCCTTCCGTTATGCTCAATCGTCCAGCATTTTATTTCGTAGTCGCTGTCATCAAAGCCTTCAAGGACATCGCATTCAGCGCCTTCGATATCCAGTGAAATATAATCAATTTCATTGGGGGCATGATACTTCTTCAGCAGGTCATTAAGTGAAATGCTCAAAACCTCTTCGCCAGAACTGCTAAGCTGTGACAGCAGCGATTCTTCATGCTGATGAAACATTAGCGGCAAGTTCGATTCGCTGTAAATGGCTGCAAATTCTACAGGGGCGACCCGACTAGCCGTTGCCTTCTGAAATGCTCTTGCGTCAGCATCAACGCAAATCCCATCCCAGCCAATTTGCTCAAAAACAAGGGTATTGTTAATAGTGACTCCGTCATTGCATCCAAGGTCAACAAAGTAACCGTCGTTCATACTGTGCTTTAGTCTAGACAGATGATGGTACACCCATCGATCTTGCAACAGCTGTCCGCGAAACTGCAATCCATCTGGTATCGACATATTTGCCTTTCAAGCCCTAAAACCCTCGGTAGCTAGGGCCATCACTACCGAGGGAACCTGCCGAAAGGCTAGGCAGGTTTAACCGATAATAACAACGTCGCCTTGTCCGGTTGTGCCGATCGGAGAAATCTGCTTGTAGAGATTGCTTTCGACCGCTGCAACCAAAACATCGTTGCTGCTATTTGGCATCGTCAGTTCAAGCCGCAGGTAGCGCTTTCGCGGTTTGGGGTCGATGTGATAGACAAGCAGTTTGGCACTTGTGCAATCCTCAGCGGTTCGGTTGAACGAAGCATTAAAGGTTGCGAAGTTTGCTACGACTGTGTCATCCGACTCTTTCAGCGAAATCGTTGGGCCAGTGGCGTTGGTGTTTAATTCTGCTCCTAGCTGGATGGACAGTGAGCAGTAATCCGAACCCGCTAGATCAATTCGAGCGGTGGTCGTCGTGTTTGACGCGCACGACTGTGGTGCGATGGCAATCGATCTTTGAACTAATTGTGATTGAATCACAGGTTATCTCCAGAAAATGTTGTGTTTACGACTAAATCAGAAAGATTAGGCAGTGCCCATCTTCAGTGCAATCATTGGGCCCGCAGCGCTGGCGGTGCCAGTCTCATGAACCACAATGTCATATCGCTGGGTGCATCGAATCGCGATTTGATCGTATTCGAAGTACCGACTGCTATCGCTTACAATGGAGATCCCGCTGCGTGACCCCATGGTCGCGCACATGGAAAGATCACCAAAGAATCCAACAACCGTCGATGCAAGCGTGGTCAAGGCGCTTGGGAGTGCATTCACCAGTACGACCGGGTAGCCCATAAACGATAAACCAACAGGCCCAGCCTGAACGCTTGCGATGTTGTTTCCGCCGGCAGCGTTAGCCAGTCGAACCATTGCATTCCAGTATAGTGCGTTATGGACGTACCATGCTGGGCGGATGCCTGGGAATCGCGGAAGCTTTCCGACTGCATTCTGGAAAAATGCAAACTCGAGTTCCTCGAAAGTATCATCTCCGTTTGCAGCGGTGACGGTTGAGCCAGCGAGCAAGGCATTTCTCAGGCCTACGATACCACCGTAGGTTGATGTTCCATCACCGATAAAACCAGCCTGATCTTCCTGCACCGCAAAGGCGTAAGCCATTTCGTTCGCCACAAAATCTGCTAGCGAAACAATGGCGTCGTCCGACAATTCCTGGCTCAAGCGAGTCAAGATCATCAGCTTCTTAGCGTCCAGCTTGACCTGAGAGAAGCTTGCATCACTTTCCGTTCCTTGGCTGTTTTCGCCAACGTAGTAGGCTGTAAAGCCACTCTGTCGACGAGGCACATAAACAATAGGTTCCGACATCGGATAAACTCGAGCGTTTTGGCGGAAGACGCCATATTCTTCTCGAAGGTTGATGATGGCAGACTCAAAGCCCTCTGGGACCAGATAGCCACCGGCACTATTGGTGGTTGTGCTGTGAACGTTCAGAATTCCATGTTCCTTGCACCAAGCGATCGCTTCCTTGTTATCGGCTACGGTTGCCCGCAAGAACTGACCTGCAGAGTATGCTTCGAAATCGCTCTTGAAAGCGCGAAGCTTGCCGTGTCGCTTTACAGTTGCCGGAAGGGTATCCTTGGCAGTAGCTGCCTGTGGTCCCACGGGGCGAACCGCAAGAATCTCCTTGGCTTTCGCCTCGATCGTCACAGCCCGCTCAAGATCTTTTTTGAGAGCCTCGGTTTGTGCAAGGATTTCGTCTGCCTGCGCTTTTTCCTCCGCAGTCATGTCACGGTCTTCTTGTTCGGCTAGAACTTGGATCGCTTGAACTTGCGCAATCTGTTCAGCCATTTGATTGCGAATTTTGTCAGATAACGACACTTTTGTGTCTCCTGTAGAAAATGAAACTTAGCAGGAGCGCACAAAAAAGTGGCACCTGCAAATCAAAACGTGTTTGATCCGCATCATGCCACTCACTAGCTGCGATGATTGGTTCGTCGCGTTACATATTAACAAATTTGATCTGCGTGTCAAATTTCCCGAAAATCGAGAGACATAAGTTCGCGAATTTTCATGGCAAGTTTCACTTGGTCGAGCCGCTTGGTTGACTTTATTTCGATCTGATTTACATCTTGCGGAACATTCTGAAAGACGTTCCTTGGCACCTGCGCAGCTTCCTTCGCGACGCCTTCAACAGAATCTGCAAAGCCAAGTTCCACAGCTTCTTTTTCGGTCATCCATGTTTCATCGGCCATCATCTGCATCACTTGCTGGCGATCTAAGCCGCTTCGATTGACGTAAATATCTACAAGGCCTTCTTGGTATTTATCAAGTAACTCTGCCATTTTTCGCATGCCGTCTGCGTTTCCTGCAGCGATCGTCCAAGGCTTATGGATCATGAGCTTTGACCCCTCTGACATAATCACCGTATCGCCAGCCATGGCAATCACCGATGCGATCGATGCGGCTATGGAGTCGATGTAAACCGTAGTCTTGCCACGCCGTCGCTTAATGGCATTGTAAATGGCAACGCCCTGATCGACGCTTCCGCCTGCAGACATAATTCTTAGGCCAATATCCTTGCCTTGAAACCCACTGATCGCATCAATGAAATCCATGGCACTGATATAGCCAAGTTCGCTGGGGCCGATGAGACCATAAAGAAACAGTTCATTTCCCTGAATATTAAGCATCTTCAAGCACCTTATCGGTTAGAGTATCGATACGCTTGCCCCAAGTCGCGAATTCTTCTTCAATCTTTGAGATAAGCTGATCGGGTTGGCATTCGGAAACCTGTAACAAAATCTGACGACTCTGATCGCACCAGCCTTGGGCTTTGCCATCATCTGTTGAAAACTTAGCGATCGCAGCTGCAAGCGTGGTGCTAAACTTAGAATAAAATGCTTCGGATTTGTCGGTAAACTTCTTCGGGTTTTTTGCAAACTCGAGAATTCTTTTTTGCTCGACTCCTACGAGATGCTCTAGGTGAGACCTGATTGCAATCCGCTCTGCCGAACGAGAGGGTCCATTTTCTTGAGCATTCGCCTGACTGGACTCCATCTGCCTGACTAGCTTATTTGCCCACGCTTGACCGGCATCGCCACCCCAAAGTGCCCATGCGATTCGGCCTGCACTTGGATATCCATCTTCGCCCGGAGAAAAGCCCTTGCCCTTTTTGTCGACCTCATGCCGTGCAAAATACGACTTCATACGCTTGGCGGTATCTGGAGAGATATTCTTGCCAGAAGACAAATCTCGTGCCCTAGCCACGCCCACAGCGGTTCCCCCACGGTTGTATTGCCGTCGCCACTCAAGGCCTTTTTTCGCTTCACTACGAACGCCCTCTGGTGGAGTAAAATTGATGCCTTCGTATTGATTGCTAGGCCCAGCAATGTCTGGCGCGTCTTGGTCATCCTCCTCCTCTTCAGGCTCCTCTTCCTCCGGCTCTTCTACCTCGACCGTTGCCTGCTCTGGGGACATGGTATTCGGGTTAATAAAGTCATCGCCACCCTCTCGGCGATTGAAGTCAAGGATATCTCGAGCCTCATTAGGCGAAAGAATTAGAGCTTCAACGCCACTTCTGAGCGACTGCATGGTAGTTGCGAAATCAGCACGCAAGAATGCTCCAGTGTTAAATTTGAAGAAATGACTGTCGTTTCGAATCTCCCTCGATGAGAGAAGCTTGCAGTTGAGTTCCTGTTCCCATTTAACGATCCATGTCATTAGGCAGTTTGTCAGATACGCCATGTTTTTGTGCTCAAACGACCTGTAGGTCTCGGATGATCCGTCACCAAGAATCGTTTCGAGCATAAACCATAGCGCCGCTTCCTGTCGCTGATAACGCCTGTTTTCAAGGAACTGTGCATCCTGATTGCTCATCGCCATGGTTTGCAGTTTCATGCCTTCGCGAAGCAGTCCGACCTTATCGGAGTTTTCGGGGCCGGCATGATATTCATTAAACATGTGCAAGAACTGTTTAGCGTCTTGCTCATTGCGAAACATCCCACTAGGTGCCTCAATCATGAACTTGGCCGCGAATCCTTTGCTTGCCTGGGTATTGTATCGCTTGTCGCCGCTGATGCCTGCGTTCCAGCTTCTGGCCGCTATCTGCAGCAAAGAAAGGCCTTCAATGCCATCGTATCCAAAGCCTGGAATGTGCATTACCTCGCTATCTCGCAGGATAATGACATCTCTCATGCCTGTTTCATTCGATAAGGTCTCGAAGAGATTGAGGCGATCATGAGCATCGGGTTTCGTCAGGTGATACTTTTCGCCTTCGATAAGGACTGTAATTGTCCGATCTGGCAGGATTGGTATTAGTTCTGCAATTCTTCTCCCAGAACGGTTGATATAGGCCCTGCCATTTCCCCATAGCAGTGCATGTGACATCACCTGGGACTTAAAAATGCAGGCAGTCTGAAACGCATTAGGTTTAAGGTGCAATAACATGTGCCGATCGTCATCGTTCGCCCGCTCCTTGCCGTCGTCAGTGCGGCGGTAGAAGTTAAGCGGCAACTGACCAATGTTGTTGCAGATCTTATTGACCGCATACCAAATCGGTGCGTACGATAGTGCGGAATCTGGCGTAACCCTGCGATCGCCCTCATTAGCGCCGCCGGTAAAGAAATCAATTAACCATTGCACTGGTCTAGCCAATGTCGCCATCGCGTACTCCTAGTAGACGAATAAGTTACCTTTGGGCTTGGGAGGGGAAAGCATTGCCAGTCGGAAGGCCATCAGGCATGCAACCAGTGGATCGATCTTATCTTTGCTGCTTTTCTTGCACGGCATCCAGCGATCGGCGCTGTCACGCTTAATGGCTAGGTTGCCGGCACACCAACTTAGCATAGCATTTCCGTCATGCCGAATTTTTTGGCGTTCTATCAAAGATAAAAAGTTGTGCAGCGGTTCGTTGTACATCAGGAAGTTCTGCCGGAAGCTCACGGCTTTAATTCCAGCGGAGGTCAACTCCTCACCGAGTTGTTGTGCGTTAAATTGATCGTAGGCAATACTTTCAAAGCCGAATGTCTCATGATCGGCCAGGATTTGCCGCTTGATTGCGGCGATAACAAATTCTTCGCGCCTTACAAGGCCGCTATGACACCAATCGACCCAAGGGAGTTTACTGACATCACGCTTGCCGGTCGTATACAGGTACGCCTGCGTTTTAAATTCGTATCGGTAGCTAGTTCGCTCGCTGCCGTCTTCGCCAATCTCTGTCCCGTCGACAAATCTAGCACAGTACGCCACACCCGCCAAATCGTCCCAGCCGCCTAAGTCAAACCCAACGGTGATGACCTCAGCTTCTTTCCAGTCGCTGAGCGGAGATGCCAATGCATTCCACGCCTGCAGGTCGATGCCCCATTCTGTCGCAGATACAACGCGATTGCAGTGATATCTCAGAAACTGATTTCTCTTTTCACTGTTATGGCGAGCAGCATTACAGAACTCCGACAAGTATTCAGGCTTTACACTTACGCCCAAATTGGGGTTGGCTTTAACCCATACGGCTGGATCGTCCCACTGATCCTTTTCATCGATCGCGTAAAGCATAGCAAACAGCGTTTCGTCCTGATACAAATCTTGCAGCACTCCATAGCAATAATTGCGCTCGTTGATCCATAACTTGCTGTTAGTATCGCCTTCGGTCGTAATGACGAGCAGCAGCGGTTGCCGTCTTGCAGCACCAGCAGTCACCATGGTATCAAAAAACGGCTTGTGGTGATCGCGCCAAGCGTGCAATTCATCCAGCACGATTCCATGCGGATTCAACCCGTCAAACGGCTTATCTGAGCCCAGAGGCATAATTTTGCTACCAGTGGATGGAAACAAAATTCTGTGGTGCCGGCACGTAGCATGCTTTGCCAGTGCAGGGGCCTTGTTTACCATTCGCTCTGCTTCATCGAAGAGGACCATAGCCTGATCCTTCTTTGTTGCTGCGCAATAGACTTCTGCGACTGCCTCCTGGTCAGCGACCGCCGTCTTGTGCGCGATGCCTGCACCGAGCTGCGTTTTGCCGTTCTTTCGAGCCACAAGAATGACTGCCTTACGAAACCGGCGTGTGCCATCTTCGCGCTTCCATCCAAAGATATTCCAGATGATAAATGCCTGCCATGGCTCGAGGCCAAATGGCTGACCTGCCCATTCGCCTTTGCTATGACGGAGAACCTTCGGGAAAAAGCGGCATGCCTTTTCAGCTTCTGCTTCGTCTATATGGAAAGGAAACTCGAGCGTATCTTGCCGCTGAAGATCCTTAAGATACCGATCAATCGCCAGCCGCACCCACCTACCAACTACGATGCTTCCTTCTAGCACCCCAGCGACATAGGAATCGACTTTATCCTTGGCGGTTACGTTGGCGATCATGTAAACTCGGTTAGTTCATCCTCTTCTTCTTTTGGTGTGGCAATCTGAATTCTCTTGCGGTCTGCCGGCGAAAGACCGAACAGTGCGGAAAGCGATTGTATTTTCTGCGTTGTCTGATTCTTGATTTTGGCAAGCACAACGTCCGACGGATCGACGAGCCACTCACCCATTACCTTCTGACTGGCAACGATGTAGCCTGAAAGTTCAAAAAGTAAATAGCTGTCGCACTTGCGTAGTGCCTCTTGTGGCAATCGGCTAATTACCTCATCCCAGGCATCCGATTGCGCCTGCGACATGCCTTTCGGTTTTATTGGACCACCATCGTACTCAGAGGTGTCGTAAGTTCCGTGTAATCTACCTCCACCGCTTCTACCTGCAATCCCGCTCATTCGCCTTTCTCCGTTCTCACTCTATGACACTCCCTGCAAAGAGGAATAACATTATCCCTCGCCAATCTTAAGTGGGGAGCGTCTTTGATCTTGACTTTATGGTGGCATTCATCTGCTGGGCTGACAAATCCTCTTTCAAGGCAGTCCACGCACAATGGTTCTTCCTTTCGAACCAACTCAGACATGTATCTCCACTTGCTATCGTAGCCTCGCTCTTTTGTTGTTTTTTGGTGCGACGGGACTCTCCCATGGCGGCACTTGCCACATGCCTCGTTTTTTGGATGACAATTACCACAAGCACATAACGTGAGTGCCATTAGCTAATCCTTGCAGCAGGATCAACAACAAAGTCCCCGTACGCATACACTTGATTATTGCTCGTCCGGCGTAGTGCCCAGCGGTAAATACCTGTCTTCGCGACACTGTCACTGTTAGGGGTAAATGTGACCTGATTATTGCTGACTCCGCTGATTGTTGGTGTAAGGTTGGCTAGGATTGTCCCGTCCACTTTTTCAATGCAAATCTTAAGCGTTAAAGCACTGAGATCCACAGCATCGCCATCGGCATCTGTGATGGCAATCGGGCCAATACTGGAGGTGTCACTGATATAAGTGACAACCTCTGTGCCAGCAACACGATTAGGCGCAACCGCTTGAAGCGGTGCCACATTCACTACACCCGGACCAGCCGCATCACTGATCTTCTCCAGTGTATCACTTGCCGAACTCCAGCCCGCTCCCTTGATCTCCGTGAACGCACTTGTGACACCGCTGCTTGTCGCAAGCCCTGCTTGTATCTCGCTAACGGTAAACGTCAGATTCGGTATCATCACATACGCCGATGTTGTGTCCGGCACAACACTCCATTGCCCGTTTGTTGCCCTCGTTCTAATCGTCGCAACCTTCGTCGATCCAACATAATCTTCGACGAGTGCAACTTGGTCCTGGCCTGTGCCCGACCGAATAAATACCAACTGCCCGTTGTACGCATCGTCGCTGCTGCTGGCATTTGCATTGAGCGTTATGCTCGTCGTCGTCCCTGCTTGTGCCAAACCTTCGTTGACTGATTCCCTACCAGCATCGGCTAGGATAACAAACTCACTGGTGTTGTCTGGGTTTACTCGCCAATCACGGTCGACGGTTGCAACTTTCGTTGAGCCGTTGTACTGCAAAATCAATCGTGCCTGCCCTGCACCTGTACCGTTCTCA